ATAACTGCTGTATTAGTAGACAATGCCATAGTTTTTAATCCATAAAATAAAGAATGTGATTGTTCCCACGCTGCTTTATTCTTATCATTAGTAGATATTAAATAAACCCCATCAATAATTAATACATCAGGTTTATATTTCCTAACTAAATTAGTAATACTCGGTAAAGATATGCTATCCTCCCCACTAATATGGTCACAAACTAGTAAATTTTTGAAATTAGTATCTTTTAAAAACTTTTGATATTCCTCTTCGTTAATTTCTTTACCATTTCGTAGTGCACTATGAGATAATTTATACCCCATTGAATGTCCTAATAACACATCCATACGCAAACTAATTGCAGATGCAGGCATTTCTGTAGATACTAGTAATGTTTTATAACCACTTCTAAGAGAATCTGCTGCTAATTTACAACATAACCAAGTTTTACCTACAGTAGGTCTAGCGTATACAGTAATTAAGTCTCCGGGTTGCCATCCGACACCTGCTGAATTAATCATATGGAAAGGGGTACGTATCCCTATTAATCCATCCCCCATTTTTCTAATAGAGCTTCTACGTTTCCATTCTTCATACCTATCTAATTCCCCAGAATCATATTGATTTACATCAGAATCATGTAAAATTTCTATATCATTTAAGTTATCCATAATTAAACCAAGTGCTTTTTTAGGATTTTCCTGCAAAATAGGCTTACTATTTGAAAATGCTCCAATTATATTTCTAAACATTACTTGATTCTGAAATTGAGTTAGAGCATAATTAAAATTTATAGATTGGGCATCAGGCTTTAATGTACTAAACTTATCTATTAGTACTTGTGGGGTAGGAGATTCTGAGTATTCATCTAGATATTCTTGAATAAACTTATACGTTTCCCCATGTTCGGCGAAATCTTTAGGACTATAAGTAAATTGTTTATAATTACCTGAATCACATAGTCCAAATATGATACCAGACTCTATAAAATTAAAATTTTCCAATACTATTTCTCTTCGTTTAACTTATTCCTAAGTGATTTTTTTACTTTATATATGGAATAGTTTACCACAGTTTCCTCTCCATTGACAAATTTTATATTAGATAGGCTTTTTAGGTTCTCTTCTATGTCTTTCATAGTATAATTTCTAAACTTATCTACTAAGAATTGTTTTTCACCTTTATCAAGATCTAATGAGTCTAGCCAATCTATAAATTCTACTTCATCTAGATTTTCATCTAGTTGCTGTACAAAATCACTTAGCTTATAAGAGTGTTCACTATCATCTTGAGTATCTGAAGACATATCTAAACTATAACTCTGTAATTTTTTACTAGCTTGTACCCAAAGAGTTTTAAGTCTATTAGCCATAGCAGTATGTAAATAAGTATGAAATATGGTATTTCTATTAGGATTATATAATTTTGCGGCTTTAACAACTATTAAACGTAACTCTTGAGCTAAATCATCCCTATCATATCCTTGAATATAAATATTCGATACCATTTTGTTGATTTTCGGTTCCCATTGTAGTATTAAATCGTTGTTTATTTCCATTTACATTTTGCTTTCTAAATGTCTGATAACACGTCTGAGTGCAATAAACATTTTTTAATTTTAATCTATAGCCTTGAAAAACTCTTTTTCGGCTTCTATAAAAAGGTATTCTACAGAAAGAGCATGTTAGTTTTATTCTATTCCACTTAAATCTACATTCTCCGTTATGTATTCCACCTCTATCCGTAGTTATATCCCTACATACTTTACAGTATACCACACGTTTGGGTTTTGGGACCTTAGTTTGCAAATTATTTTTAAGTAAAACTTCTCTTGCGTACTGCCTAGTTATACCTACTTTTCTTGCAATTTCAGCTGTAGACATAAAAGGATTTCTTTCACGTAATCTAACAACCTTATTCTTCGCCTTCATTTTCTAACTTTTCTACTTTATCTGATAATTCTTGTATTGCTTTAATTAATGGGGATATAAACTCTGTATATCCTAGACCTAATCTTTCTGTACCTACCCCACTTATTAGAGATAAATTTTCTGGATCTGTTCCCATATCTTTTAATATCTGTTCTACATCTTGAGCAATTAATCCATATTCAGTTTCTTCTGATTTTTTTCTATTATATTTAGAAGGTTTTAATTTGTTTATAAATTCTAATCCAAAGTCGGTGGGTTCAATATTTTCCTTTAGTCTTTTATCAGATGACGTATCATCTGCCGAATTAGACCACACTTTTGTCCATGCAGTACCTGAAACTCCCAGTGATCCTGTATCATCTTTTATTGGTACAAAGTCTGAGGCTGGACCAACACCACTAAGATTATCTCCCCCAATTTTAAAATCAGGGCTATGAGAAGTTCTAGTTGTACTTCCAGTCTCTTCATCTACTG